CCGAATTTAGGTGGTGGTGCAAGTGGCGGAGGTTCTGTAACAGCACCAAGTTTCAATATAGTATGTCAAAACCCTAACAACCGATTAGCGCAAAGCATAGCAGGACAGCAAAGACAACCGATTGAGGCGTATGTGGTAAGTGGGAATATTAGTAGTGCTCAAAGCCTTGACAGAAACAGAGTTAATACGGCAACGTTTAACTAAAATGATACACTTAAACAATAGTACATTATTAGATTATGGAAACATACGAAGTTTTATTTAAAGAGGGGGAAACAACGGGGGTTTACGGGATTAGTTTAGTAAACGACCCCGCAATGGAAAGCCTTTGGATAGCACTTTCAAAAGAGCAAGAGGTTAAGCTTTCAACAGTAGACCAAGAAAAAAGAATTGTTTGCGGTGCGGTATTAATTCCTAACAAGCCAATTTATAGAAATCAAAACGGAAAGGAGTTTAACATCGTATTCCCTGCAAAAACTATTGAGTTGGCTAGTCAAGCATATTTAGAAAATATGCACCAAAAGAGTAGCACATTAGAACATAATGTAGATGCTAAAATAAACGATGTTTGTGTCGTGTATAGTTGGATAAAAGAAAGTGATGTAAATGATAAATCCGTTATGTATGGATTTAACGACCCGATAGGCACGTGGTACGCATCAATGAAAATTAACAATGAGGAAATTTGGAACGATTATGTAAAAACGGGTAAAGTTAAAGGGTTTTCAATCGATGGCTTCTTTGACTTAGAACAAGTAAATTTAAAAAGTGAATTAAATATGAGTGAACAAAAAGAAAAATCCTTTATTGAGGATTTTAAAGCAGCTCTGTCAGAGTTCTTTACACCAAAGAAAACAGACAAAGAAGAGGCTATTAAATTAGGTAGTGTAAATACTGCAGACGGTACTGTCAAAATTAATTTTGAAGGCGATACTGTTATGGTAGATTTACCCGTAAGTATGACCGCTCCTGACGGAACAGAGTTGCCCGTACCCGACGGAGAGTACAACCTTGAAGGAGGTATGAAAATTAATGTAGCTAGTTCAATCGTTACTGAGGTTTCAACATCTGAAGAAGAAGCGAAAGACGAAGAGCAAACTCCAATGAATGAGCAAGCAACTTTAACAACTGAGCAACCGCAAATCAAAAGCGAGAAAGTTACGCAAGAGGTTTTTTATCAACTTTCAAAAGAAGATTTCAACGCTATGTTAGTTGAGTTCGGGAAACAAGTTGATGAGAAAGTAAACGCTTTGAGATTAGAGTTAAAGGCAGAGCCTAAAGAGGTAATTGAATTGACAAAAGCGAAACCAGCAAAAGAAAAGTCTTGGGATGAAATGACCCCATTAGAAAGACATAGAGCAAGTAAATTATAAACAAAAAAAACAAATAAAAAATGGCAATTAGTTATTCAGTCGTAAATTACAGAGGTAAGGCAGCAGAGCCTATCACAGAGGAAATTCTTTTTGAAAACGACACAATCGGAAAAGGTTTAGTTACCTTTGAATCAGATGTAAAAGCAGAAACTATCTTTACAGAAGCTACTGCTTCGGCAACCTTACAAGCATACACAAGTGGCGTACCTACTTCGGCAGGTTCTTTGACTGCTTTTGATTATGCTGTTACTCCAACAAAAGTACAATTTTATCAAGAGTTTGACCCTAACACACTTCGTTTTTCTCGTTTCAAAAGAAACATGAAGCTAGGGGCATGGGAGATTATGAGTGATGAATTTGAGCGTTTGGTTATCGGTGGTTTATACGCTAAACAAGTTTCATTGGCTGCCGAGTATGAATTTTGGAATGGTGTTAAATCAGCAACTCAAACAGCAGTAGCAGCTTTGACAGCAGGTACAGCTAATACTTCAGTAGGTGCTGCTGAAAAAACTTTAGTAGCTGCTTTAACCGCTTCTCAAATTGATGGTGTTATCGCTCGAATGATTTACAACGATATCAACTCTTCTAATACAGCGGGGGTTGGTACTCGTATTAAAGTAGCTGGAACTACTATCACAGCTTCAAACATCAAAGCCGAGTATGATAAAGTATTTGCTGCTATCCCTGCGGTAGTGTTGACAAACCCTGAGCCTCCAAGAATCTACGCTCCTAAGTCACACAAGCAAATGATTATCCAAGCTAACAATGTTACAACGGACTATACTAAGCCGTTCTCAGTTAGCGACAATATGGATAGCTTCTACTTTAATGGTTTAGAAATTGTTTTCGTTCCAATCCCTGAGAAAGTAGTTATTTGTGCCGTGCCTTCACACTTGATTTGGTGTACAGATTTGGAAAGCGATGTTAACACTATGCAATTAGACAAAATTGCTAACAACAGAGAGGATATGTTTATCAAACATAATATGACTGTAGCCGCTCACATCGTTAACCAAAAATTCAACGTTCTTTACGTAGGATAATTTATTAATATAACCGCCTCTTAATCGGGGCGGTTTTAAAAACAATATTTATATGGCTTGTGATTTAATTACAAAAGGGAGAACGTTACCGTGTAAGAATAGTAGAATCGGAATTAAGTACGTTGATTTTGCTAACTTCGACGCTGCAAACGTTTATTCGGTTACGGGTCAAGAAATAGCTACATTACCTGCGGGATTGGACGAAGTGTTTAGATACCAAGTAAAATCTACGGGTAATAGTTTAGTTGAAACAGCTACTATTGACTTAGAAAAAAGAACAACTGAAATTAAGCAAGTACTTAATTTAGTGTTACAAAAAATGACGAAAGAAAGTGAGGTTGAATTTTTAGCCTTGACTTACGGAATTACTACCGCTTTTGTACATGACTTTAACGGCAATGTTTTTGCAGTTGGAATTGACACAGGATTAGACGCAACGACTAGCACAAAATCAACTGATGACGGTGGTTATAAAATCACATTAGAGGCAGTAGATACTAAATATAGTCCTTACTTATCAAGCTCAGCCAAAACAGCTTTAGAGGCTTTAGTAAGTGCTACAAACGTTACACCATAGTCCTTTAGTTTTAATTAGTTTCTTAAAAGGCAGAGTTGATACACTTTGCCTTTTTTGCATTATAAATGTATGGAAGGAAAAAAACAAATCATTGACGTAATACAACTTTCAAATTACGTCCGTCCCGATATTAAAGAAGTCAATAATAAAGAGTATGTAATGAACGGAGATAAAAATTCGTTCTATACATATATCATTGAAAGATATAACGGTTCGCCAACGAATAGAGCGATAATTGACAGCTACGCCAAATTGATTTATGGTAAGGGTTTATTTTCTAAGCAACAAGCGTCTAAGCCTTTACAGTTTGCGCAAGTACTTCAAAAGTTATCAAAAAAAGATTTAAGAAATATTTGTCAAGATTATGTCGTTTTTTCAGAGGCTTGTTATGAGGCTATTTATGAAAATGGAGAATTGGTAAAGATTAAGCACGCCCCTAAAAATCAAGTGTTGCCTAACAAAATGAATGATGAAGGAAAAATAGAGGGATATTGGTTTTCGTTAGACTTTAATCAACCAAGAAAATACACTCCTATATTTATACCTAAATGGGAAGCGGGTAAAAAGAATGGTTCATATATTAAAATAATTAGTTCTTATCAATTAGGGAAGTCTTACTTCACTGACCCTGATTATATGGCTGGGTTGCCGTATGCGGAATTAGAAGAGGAAATTGCAAACTTTTGCATTAACTACATACAGAATGATTTAAGTATTGGTAAGATTATCAATATGAATAGTGGCGAACCTCAAAGCGAAGAAGTAAGGGCTAATGTAAAAAAAGCATTTAAAAAAGAAGGGCAAGGGACAAACAATGCGGGAAATGTTTTTATTAATTGGAACGACAATAAAGATACATCGATAACTATTGATAATTTAGAGGTTAACGATGCTTACCAACAATTTGATTGGTTAAGCAAAGAAGCACAAGGTAAAATTTTGACATCGCATAAAGTTGTAAGCGGTAAGATGTTTGGCATCGACAGCGCAAGTGGGTTTAGTTCAAACGCTGACGAAATTGAAACGGCTTTTAACGAAACAATGTTAAACGTTATTAAACCAAAGCAAGAGGTGATACTCGACGATTTGATGGAAACTTTTACGGATGCTGGTTTTAATATTGATTTGGACTTTGTACCATTAAGAGAGCCAAAAAAAGTTGAACCTATTGCATTAAGCTCACACGAACAACACCAAGACCCTTTAGTAGCTGATGCGCTTTTAGAATTAGGGGAAGTTATAACAGATGATTGGGAGTTAGTAGATGAAATCGAAGTAGTAGGAGAACCTCAATTAAGCGAAATCAGTCTTAATTTAGCGAGTGTTCCGAGTTCATTCCCTAACGTAAGTAGCGAACAAGACACTTCCCTTTTTAAAATTCGCTATAAATATGCAGGAAATCAAAATCCTGAGCGTGAATTTTGCGCTAAAATGATGAAAGCCGATAAGGTTTACCGTAAAGAGGATATAGAAATAGCCGAAACAAAGGTAGTAAATGCAGGTTTAGGGTTAAAAGGGGCTGATAAATACTCGATTTGGTTATACAAAGGTGGTGTAAATTGTAAACATTTTTGGCAAAGACAGATATATTTACGCAAAAACAACGGTAAAATTAGCGTAAATCAAGCTAGAAAAATGATTTTAGAGTTAGACCCTAAGGATAGACCTATGGCTAAATGGCAAGAAAATGACCCTTTAGTGGCACAACCCGCTCAAGAATCGAATAATTATTTTAAAGCAACGGAATAATGGCAGTATATTTAATAGATTACGAGGCAGGGGAGTTAACAGCCAACACCCCATTAGGCGGAAAAATAGACGTTGACCGTTATAAGTTTTGTATTATAGACGCTCAAAATAGTAAGGTTAAGGAATTACTAGGAGACACACTTTATAATAAAATTGAAGCTGATTATCAAGCCAATACTTTAACGGGTGTTTATGAAACTTTGTACAATGAATTTATAAAGCCTATTGTGATACATCAAAGTGCAGTTGAATATTTGACTATTGGTAGTTTTCAAGTTTCAAACGGTGGTATTTATAAGCATACCCCAGCAAACGGTCAGCCCGTTGAAATGAGCGATGTAAAATATATTATTGACAGCCAAAAGTTGAAGGTTGAAATGTATATGGAACGAGCGCAAAGATGGTTAAACAGAGTAAGACCTACAGAATATAATTGGTATTATGAAAATATAGTAAATCCTTTTCCTAGAAAAGTGGGATTTGCTTTTGATATTGTGGGTAAAAACACTAAAGAATGGATAGAAAAAAGCGACAACCGAATGGACAACTTTTACGAAAGTTAGAAATATATTTAAGCAAAAAACAAAAAGAAAAAAATGGCAATAACACCAATAAACGTAGGGACATCGGAGAATAATGGAACGGGCGACCCACACAGAACAGCCTTTCAAAAAACAAACAACAACGTAACAGAAATCACAACAAACGGCGGGGCGGTTATCAACGTAACAGACCCCGTTGATTTAGCTACAAAAGAGTTAAACGACGCCTTAGCCAACATCTACGCTTCTGGCGGTGGTGCAACGCCTGATTTACCAACGGTATTAGCACAAGGTAACAGAGAAATTTTAAAAATAGGCGATGCATTAGAAACCTATACAACTGTATTAGCTGATAGGGGTAAGTTGATTTACATTCCAGCAACAGCAACTTCATTTACTGATTTAAACATTGATAATGTATATGATTTAGGAGATACTGTTTTGATTTATTCAGAGACCAACCTAATTAATATAAATTTAATTGGGGGAAGTGTATTTCTACCTGAATATACATCACCTATTATAACTAATCAAGGAGATTTGATAAGTATTACTTTAATTCAAAATACTGGCGGAGTTTATTATACTTACAATGTAATGCCTTATCAAGTAACTTCTGGCGGAGTAACAGACGGGGATAAAGGCGATATTACAGTAAGCGGTAGCGGTACGGTTTGGACGATTGATAATGAGGCGGTAAGCAATGCAAAAGTAGCTAGCGGAATAGACGCTGTTAAAATTGCAGACGGTAGCGTAAGTAATACCGAGTTTCAGTACATCAACTCTTTAACAAGTAATGCGCAGACGCAGTTGGATAATATGGTTAGAACGCTGTTAAATGATAACGTTGACAGTTCAGTAGTTACGGGAACAGTTGCAAATACAATTTTTAAAGATTACTTAATTCCTGCAAAAACTTTAGCAGTTGGCGATACTATCGATGTAAAAGCGGTATGTTCTAAAACGGGGACAAACGCAAACTGTAACTTTAGACTTTATACAAACACGGCAAACAGTTTAACGAGTGCAAGTGCCTTAGCTTTAGTTTCTCCCGCTTCTACAAACTTGTATTTTTCACTTGATAGAACTTACACGTTGAAATCGGGTAATACTTTAGAATCATTCCCCGTTGGAGCAACATCATCGACAGACGAGGTAGCCACTCCAACAGCAATAAGCAACACGGCTTTTAACCCAGCGGTAGATAATTATTTTATTGTAGCAATACAGCCAAATAGTACTTCGGATAGTTTCAAACAAACTTTGTGTTATATTACTATGATGAAAGCAAAAACTTCGGTATAATGAGAGACTTTCTACACATATTAGCGGGCGTTACTTTAGGGTATTTGCTTAACCTAACTTTCAACGGTGTGCCTTTATTTGCCCGATTAGTATTAGGCGGTATATTCTCGGCTTGTATCGGCTTCGGTTGGGAGTGGTTTTGGGCTATGACTACACAATCAAAAGAGGACAAATGGGACGCTTACCGAACTATTGCGGGGTGTTTAATTACAATATTAATTTTATGGTTCTTATAATTATATTCATATCCTTTTTTCTTTGGTTAGTCATAAGCTACAAACACATTGAAAAAAAGTATTTCGATAAGCCATACCCGATTGAGTTTGAAGGCTTAGATTTAGACGTTTTCAAGGCGATAAATAAGCATAGACTATCGATAGGGTTAAACGAGTTAAAAGGGGCTTTAAACTTAACAGAAATAGCTGAAAAACACGTGGATTGGATGGAAGTAAACGAGATTAGCCATTACGGTTTTGGCGATAGGCAATTTAAGGCTAACGCTAAGTCATTTGCGGAAGTTATTTGTACGCATAAGCACACAGCCGAAAATTACTTATTGACTTACTTAAATAGTTCAAGCCATAAAAAAGCGATTGAGAAAAAAGACGTTTCACATATAGGCATTTACACCAACGATAACGGGTTACAATGCATTTTATTAGCAGGGTATTAGTATGAAATTAATTAAAGATACTTTAATGGTAAACGGGAAATGGTCGCAAAAAAGGATAATGGCTTTTAGTTCTTTTTGGATTGCGGTTATTTATGCTTTTATGCCTGCTTTCATACCTGATTTTGACGTTAAAGAATTTGTATTTTTAGGCTTTATTGGTGGCGGTGCTTACGCTATTTACAGAGTACAAAGAAAAAATGAAAACACCGTTAATGATATGACAGAATGAGCAAAGACGAAATCTCGGATATAAAAATAATCAAAGCCGAAATAGAGCGTATAAACGGACACGTAAAAATTTTCAAGGAATACGGGAAAACACTTGATAGTATTGAAACCGCATTAATCGGAAACAGTCTAAACGGTCATGATGGTTTAGTTTATAAAATTGATAAGCTAAGTAAAAAGGTTGATGAAATAGATAAAATTAAAACGGAGTTTAATATAGCCAAATGGGTATTTGGAATTATTTTTGTAGCCGTTATAGGGAGTTTAGTTCGTGGTCAAATAGAAACTGTAGATAAACAAAAAAATGATAACAACATCACAAGCAACAAATAAATACGGTGTACCGAGTAAAAATCCTAATTACTTAGTAACTTTAAAGTTACCCTATCCTATGCGTTTGGCGTGGGATAAAAACGTTAAGGTAAATAAAATGCAATGCCATAGATTGGTGCACGATAAACTATCGGCTATCTTTAACGATATTTTAGCGCATTATGGCTACGAAAAGATAGTTGAATTAGGGATTGATTTATTTGGGGGTTGCTTTAACTTTAGAACTATGCGAGGCGGTAGTGAGCCAAGCCGTCACAGTTGGGGCATATCTATTGACTTAGACCCTGAAAGAAACAAGTTAAAAGAAACAAGTAAGACGGCACGTTTTGCAAGACCCGAATATAAACCTATGATTGACATATTTTACAAACACGGCTTTGTATCTTTAGGGCGTGAGAAAAATTACGATTGGATGCACTTTGAAGTAAAGGAATAATAAAAAACCCCACTTGTTACGGTGGGGTTAGTTTTTTTGTAACTACGGCAATAGTTACCGATAGAAGTTTTTCAGATTTTAATGTTGCTTATAATTAATCTGAAGTCTTAAGGAATAACAAATCTACACCTTTTTTTCTATTCCGCAATAGGGTAGAGTTAATTTATATCAATTCTAAATAATTTACTTAAATATTAATGTTAAGTTGGTGAAATTTTTATAACCTTTTTTTGCCCAATATTCTGTTATTTTTTCGTAATCTTTTAATAAAAATGTAATTTCCCATTGTTCATTATTTGTATTTCCATAATACTCTAAATAATTAAACCCTTGTTTAAAAAATTCTTTCATATCTTTTAAAGATACTTTTCTTATTTCTTGCATAATTTATTCTTTATCTTCACATATTGAACAGCTAATATATCCGCCATAAGGCAATTCTATTTTACCATTATCACAAAACACATTTTCACAACCTTGTGTTAAGTCAATCGATTTAGAATTGCCATTCAGGGTATTCTCATAAACCTTATCAATAATGTCTTTTTCTAATTTTTTCAAATGATGTAGGTCTAAATTAAAAGCTTGGGCGTAAGTTAACATTCCATGATAAAAACGATTAGTCTCATTTTTTGAAAGTTCTTTTAGATTTTCAATATTTCTATTGTTTATTTCTATTAATTCTGCTATTGCTGTTTTCATAAAATTAAAGTTTAAACAAATATACAAACAATATCGTTACTTACAACAACAAAAGCTAATTTATATCAATTCTAAATAAGGCTTTCAAACATACAACTTTAAACATTTTTGTTTAGTTTTGTTGGAAACTTAAAATTATTTATTATGGAAGCAAAAGAATTAAGGATTGGGAATTTGGTACAATGTAATATCGATGAAATAGGAATTGTAACCGTTATTACTAACACTACAAAATATATTAATGGTATTGATTTAAAGCATTTACAACCAATCCCACTAACAGAGGAAATACTTTTGAAGTGTGGGTTAAAACGCACTTTATATGATAGCAGTTATGAATTAAATGATTTTAGTATTTTTTTAGACAAAAGAATTAGAGAAAACATATATATTAAATGTGAAAAAAGAAATTGGAATGTTTTAAATGGTTTAAGAATTGACTACCTCCACCAACTCCAAAACCTTTACTTCGCACTAACCAACGAGGAACTAACCGTAAACTTATAGACTATGGGCAGAAAACAAAGCTATAAATCCGATATAGTAAAAGAGTACTTGCAAAAATACCCTAACGCTTCAACAAGAGCAATAGCACGTTTATTAGTTAAAGATTTCCCTTTAGACTTCTCCGAAAGCAACGCGCGTACACTAGTACAGATATACAGAGGGGAACACGGGAAAAACTCAAAAGATAAAACTTACTTTAGAAATGAATTAACCAAAAAACAATTTATGAAAAGAAAATTTGAACTACCTGAAAGTGATTACGAAAAAACAGAAGCCTTTATAATTCCTAAAGGTCAAAACAACATTTTAGTATTGTCGGATATACATATCCCTTATCAAGACAATAAAGCCTTAGAAATCGCTTTAAACTACGGATTAGAACACAATGTAAATGCTGTTTACTTAAATGGGGATACTATAGATATGTATCAAGGTAGCCGATTTATCAAAGACAGACGATTAAGGGATTTAGCGGGCGAACTTGAATTAACAAGACAGTTTTTAAAACTGTTACAAGACACTTTTAATTGTCCGATTTACTTTAAAATAGGCAACCACGAGAAACGTTGGGAAGATTATTTGAGATTAAAAGCACCTGAGTTATTAGGTATTGATGATTTTAAACTTGAGCAAATTTTACGCTTTAGAGAATTTGGTGTAACGTTGGTAAAAGATAGACAGATAGGATATGCGGGTAAATTACCAATATTACACGGTCACGAATGGTTTGCAGGATTTGCACCACCCGTTAACCCTGCGCGTGGTTTGTTTTTAAAAGCAAAAGAAAGCTGTTTAATTGGTCACCACCATACAACAAGCGAACACACCGAAAAAAGTTTAGGCGGTAAAATCACTACTTGTTGGAGTACAGGATGTTTAAGTGGTTTAGAACCTGAGTACAACCCGTTTAATAAATATAATCACGGTTTTGCCCACGTTACAACTGACAAAGATGGTAACTACCAAGTTAAAAATATTAGAATAATCGATTACAAAATAGTGTAATAATCAAATAAATTCCAAAAAAACGTAATAACTTAAAATTAATAGATATGAAAACACCAACGTTAGAAGAAGTAAAAGAGCATTTTAAAAATGCGAAAGAGGTTGAGGAAAATTGGAATAATCCTAAAACTTTTGAAGTAAAATTAAATAAAATATACAAAAGTGTGTTTGGTAATTTTTGTCAAGACGTAAAAGGTTCTACTTATTATTTATGGAATAAGGAAAAAGGTTATTCAAAAATAGTATCATACAAAGAGCCAAACGACAAACATTCGCACTACGATAACACAAATGGAAGTCTTTATTTATTTGCTAAACAACAAGAACTTAATGCGTGGGAGTTTGATATAATAAAACGTATTGTAAGATGCAGAAAAAAAGGGCAGTTTGAAAGTGATTTAAAAAAGACAATAGATGTTATTAATTTATATTTAAAAGAATATGACACCACTACAAAGAATTAACCGTATATTAGCCTTTAACTACAAAAGAGGCGTTAATAAAGAAAGCGTGAACAACGTTTACAGAAAGATTGTTAAACTTAAATTGAATAGATTATGAATGAATTAGAAAAAGAATATTTGCAAAAACTAATAAAAGAATGTAGCTCAGGCGATATAGAAATTAATCACGGTATTGCTGATGAAATACTTTGTAATTTATTGGAAGATTTAGGATATAAAGAAATAGTAAATGAATTTAGAAAATTAGAAAAATGGTACGCATAACCCTAATCGCACTCGCATTTTTGCTAATTGGGTGCGCTTCCCGAAAGGTAAACAAATCCGAAGTTAAAGAGGAAGTTAAAACAGAGCAAACGGTTAAAGAGGAAGTAAAGACAGATAGCAACACTAACACAACTATCTTAGACACTTCAGAAACTACCGAAATTGAGATAGTACCGATTGATAACACAAAGCCAATCGAGTACAACGGTCATAAGGTAATTAACGGCACATTAAAGCTATCAAAAAAGAAAAACGCAATAACTACCGACAAAGTAGAAAAAGTAGCGCAAAACGTAAAAAAAGATGGTAAAACGACAAGTAACAAAGTAGTTGAGGTTAAGCAAAAGCAAACCGAAGCGAAAAGACCGTTTAGCTGGTGGTGGATTATTTAAGTTGTGGGAGTTGGGTATTTAATTTATAAA